AAAAGACAGCCCCGACGCTCCAGGGAGTGCCGGGGCTGGGATGGGGGGTTCTTAAACTACATAACTTTCAAAGCCAAAAAATCCCACTCCCGCGAAGTTGGCGTTGACACGCAGCGAAGGGTAGTTTGAGCTGCCAGTAGTGATATATCCAACGATAGCTACACTGCTATCGTTGATGTACGTGCCTCCTTTAATCGTATCGGGGTAGATTGTTGTTAGGTCAACTATTATTGGCGAAGGAGAAGAGGTTACACTAATGGAACCGTTATACTTAATTCTACGCCCGATCATAGTTACATTCAAAGTGCGGAGATTACTGGTAATAATCTTGGGGTTTACTGTTTCATTAGTTGCCACAACGCTCCCAATCGCTCCTTTTAGAATACACGTCATAAGGGTTCCAATGCGGTTAGATCCTTTAGCGGTGGGGTGGATGTTATCTTCCATCATGCAGCCATTAGCAAGTTGCGTGTATACAACGCTGTCGATGAAAACCGGTGTGGCAAAGTTACCGTTAAGATTAAGCGCTGCAATTCGCTTTTGCTTAGCCCCATAGGCTAGAATATCCTGTTTCGATGCGTTTAACCCGATTCCGATAACGGCATTGGGAAAAGCGCTGTTGATCTTGGTAACCAGCGATACTATTGCATCGGCGATGGAGTTTGATCCGTCGTTTGTTCCTCCGACAATTCCGACATATTTCACATATTCGGGGTTCTTAATTTCAGAAATAGCCTTGTCTACTTGAACAAAGAAATTTTTGTCCTTATCAGTGTTGAAGGTGGCACCGCCCACACAGTAATTATGCAATTCAGTCGCTTGGAGCTTATTCGCGGTAATTTCGCACCACACGGGGCCTTGCGATATAGTGTCCACTCCGTAGCTGTCTCCGAATGCCAACATTACATTCGTAGTGCGATCCGTGTTTTCTTGTGCAATTGCAGCGGCATTTGCGTTAATTGCAGCGGCATTTGCGTTAATTGCAGTGGCATTTGCGTTAATTGCAGTGGCATTTGCGTTAATTGCAGCGGCATTTGCGTTAATGCGATCGTCGAAGGCCCTCACTTCTGCCCGATACGCCTCCACCTGCGCGTTGAAGTTTCCGGTAAGCGCCCAATAGGCAGTATCAGCAATGCTGATGCTCGTGGGAACATACTGCATTGAGGTATAGCTATTGCCCTGATAGGTTACGATGGTCAGCGGTTCGTACTCGCGCGTATCGCTCCACTCAAGGGGGTTCGCGAACACGGGCACATAGCGTGCGCCGACGTACTGACGGACGCCTTTGGCGGGTGCGTCGGTGGGCGTGTCCGCCATAGCCGCGATGCGCTGGGCCAACACCTGCATTTGCTCGTCTGTGAGGTTTCCTGGATTTGTCATTTTATCTCCTAACGTACGATCTCCGGCATCTGATTAACTGTCTCGGTATTATCCGGCTCCATATCCCATCTCAGAATGAGACGCCCATAAGTGTCTTCGGAATATACATGACCCGTGTCGAAGACGATATCATCCCACGACTGGGGAACATACGCCACGAAATAGCCTTCTAAGTTCAGACCGAAGTAAACTTGCTTCGCTACTTGCGTGAAGACGTAATCGAGGTTTTCCGAAACCCATTCCCTCACCTGAGCCTCGTAATAGTCATTGAAACCCGACTCTTGGAACTTTTCGAACTCCGCTTGCAACTTGTCCAGCGCGTCGAGCACGGCCTGGTAGTTGTCCGCCGTGTTCTCGCTGAAGCAAATTGTCTTCCACAGGTATTCGCAAATCGCCTTAATGCGCTCCTCTTGCGAGTACACATCCCAGTAGAATTTCGGAATTACCGGGGTGTAGTCGGTGAAGGCCCACCACCTCGGGGCGAACTTTACGAAATCGCCCGCATTGCATTGTCCCATCGTGTACCTCCTTAAAATGCGTCCATGTCCACCGTGAGCAAACAGGTGAAAAGCTCGTCTAACTCTTCCAATATCATAACATCCACGGTTTTGAAACGGTTCTGAATTTGCTCCCACTTGTCCAGCACGTCGCCCTCGGTAATATTCTCGAATTCACGATCATTTCCGGAGCTGGCATAATCGGAATTCCCCGATAGCATTGTCTCGGGAAACTCGCTGTGAATGTCTCGGGATTTTCCGTAAGTGTTGGAGGTTTGGAGGGGATCTAACCCTTGCTCTTCCAACTTGTACAGCTTTTTGTACTTCGGCATGATCTCGTTCATCTTCCGCATAAACTGCTGTTTCCAGCGGCCCGGGGGGAGGATTCCGATTTCCCGGTAGAAGAAACGTGCCTCGATCATAGGACAAAGACGTTTGTACTGCTCCACACTGTAGTAATCCCACGTCCAGCTTTGCTCTTCCCAATCCACCCAACCCGCCTCGATCAGCTCGCCAAGTTGAATAGTCACCACGCTATGGAAGTCGCGCGGCCATTCCAACGGCGTCAAACTAGTTTCCTGCGAGTAATCCATTGTCGCCCATCCTCTCCAATTTGTGCGAATAGTCGTAGTTGGCGCTCTCCCACTCGCTCGCCCAGTACACGCGCACGTCGAGTCCGAAACGCTCGTTGAGTTTTTCAAGTCCCTGACGTCGAGCCAAAAGCGGGTTGAAGCGGTTAATCTCGGCGGGAGATTGAAGACTCGTCACCTCGTCCTCGATCATTCGCTCGCTCTTCTGGGTGAGCGCGTCGATGCCGAGCAGGGTATAGACCTGCGTCCAGATGTTGCCCTGAGCTGTTTGAAGCGACTCTCCGATAAACGGCACATTGAGATTGAGCACCGTAATGGATTCGGCGAGAGTCTTCAGGCGCTTAGTTCCCAAGATAGCGGGCTCGCCCCCGTAGAGCTGTTTGAAAATGTTGATTCCGTCAAGCTCCTCGACGCCGTTATCGTCCACGGCCAGCGCTACGGGCTTATGCTGCTGTAGCAAGTTGATGTCGAAAGTTCGATCACAGAGCGCCAGACGGCGGGCGAATAACGAGAGCTTCCACAAAAGCGGCGACCTCATGAGGTTGTCGTAGAGCACCACCCCGCGCCCCCAGTCGCAACCGAAGTTCGGACGTCCGCACTGTCCCATGGCTCGCCACGATCTCGGAAGATCATACTTGTTCGATGCTCCCTGCTGGATCGCTTGAAGCGAGTACCAAACGCCGTCCTTCTGCGCGATGGTGGCCATGCCCTCGGTTAATAGCGTCCATTCCAAATAGCGGACGTCGCAGGTGTCGGGAAGACCCTCCCAGCGAAAGCGCGAGAGCGCCAGTCCCATGAGCCAGTCCTCGTAGATGAGCGCCAGCTCTTGATTGTAGGCCGCGCTCTGCCAATAGCGCGCGTCGTTCTTCCCATGCTTCTTTCGTCTCATTTCAGTTCTCCCATATGTCGGTTGCACCGATTATAGCAGGTTCGCGCCAGACGGTCGTACCCTCGATCAGAATGGAGCGGATGAGGCTCGCCGCGCCCTGGGTGCACGCGCGGGGGATGATCCATACATCGTCGCATTGCCAGTAAGTGAAGTCCCGCATTACCTGCCAGCCCGCGAAATCCCAGTATTGACCCAATGCGTAACCGTATCGCGCGAAATGGGACGCCGCTGCCATAATCGAACCGGTGTCCTGGGTCTGCACCTCGAATACCCACCCCAAGGGGCGCGAGGACGCGGTAGCGGCGTTCGCGAAAGTGCCGCCCTCCAGAGGCGCACCCAAAGCAGCCTGTTTGATCTGGTTTGCAATGGCACTTCTGGCCGTGTCCCGGTTCGTCCCGGCGTTGGACACGGAAGTATTGTAGCTTCTGATCGCGTTTCCCGTGTATGCGCCCGTGTTCTCAACGTCGCCCGAGGCGTTCACCTCGGCACCCGCTCCGCCCTTTATCAAAGCGCGGTCGTTCACGGCCTGGGCATAGTTGAGATTGTTGGAAAGCGTCACTTGGTTGGAGTTCTGCGCGCGGGTGAGCACTTGCGCCTCCCCGACGTATCCGGTGGCGTCTCCGCCCGTGTAGCTGTTCAAAATGGCTTTGTAGTCGGCACCGCTCACCTCGCTGATAGACCCGCCGTACATGGCCGTCAAGTACTTGATGTTGGCCAGATTCGAGGCTTTATAGGCTCCTTCCTGCGATGAGGCCAGCGTGTGCAGGTTGATACCGGACATGGCCGTGTTGGCCAACGCGGTGCCGACGCCGATAGCCATACCTGCGGGCCCTCCCGAGATAGCGCCGCCTATGAGCCCGTTTCCAATGGAGGCAGTGGCCGTGGTCGAGGCGGTGATGTAGTTCTGGGCAATGGCGGAGTTGTACGATATAGTGGATTGGACGATAGACTCCGTCACGCCCGCCGCCTGTTGATCGGCCGCATTGAGGTACATATTCGACTGATAGACGTTGGCGGAGTTGATAGAGGCCCGCGCGTGGTTGCGTCCGGACGTGGCATCGGTATAGCCCGCGTCCGCGCTGTCCCGTGCATTGTCGCGCCCCGCCGTCGCCGTGCTCACGGCGGTGCTGTAGGCGTTTTGCAGCGCCGTCTGCGCTTGGGCGCGATCGAAGTGCGTGGCGTAGTCGTTGACGGTGCCCGCGTCGAGGTAGACGGCGAAACTGGGAATTTCCAAGCTTCGCAGCGTTTTCAGGGCGTCGCCAGCCCACGGCATCGATATGCTGCTCAGTGCCGCAAACGCCAGGGACGCCGACGCTCCACCCAGATGCACATAGGTATCCACATTGATAAACGGCCCTGCGAGGTTGAGCCGTGCGGCTACCGATATATTTCCCTCCGTCTCCTCCACCTTCACCTCGATATCGCCCGCGTCGGTGTGCGCCATGATGCGCGCATAGGGGTAGGTGTAGAGCTTCGCCATATCGTCGCATTTCGCAGGGTAGCCGAAATCCGACTTGCTCCACGCCGCTACCTCGAAGCTTGTCCACGGGTTGGCAAAGACGCGCCGTACCGATGTGCCCGCGAACGTGTAGGGCTCGCCTGTCTCCACCAGCTCAACGGGAGCGAACCATACCGCCCGGATGGTCTGGAATGCCTGGGGAACCTCCGTTTTCATAGCGGTTAGCAGCGGGGCCAAATTTGCCGGGGCCACGGAGAGGGACAGCAATGACGGCGTATCGTCGAGGTAGAGAGGTTCAGCGGGAACGCGCCACGTTCCGGCCGCTTTGGTGCCCCATATCCCCCAACTGGTTGCGCTCATGGTGATAACGGCCAGCACCTCCCCGTTGAATATGTGCGATTTCACCGAAGGGGTGCGCGCGAACGTGCCGAACGTCACATCGGGGGCGGTTAGCATTGCCTGGTTCGCATAGGGGTTCTTGAGATAGTCGGTGGCGGTGACGCTCGCCATGGGGGCGTGGCCCCGCGCCAGCATCATGCCCGACACGTCCACGGAGTTGATATAGGTGCTCCATACGTCGAGCTGCACATGGCAGAGCGTCGTATTTGGCGCGAGTTCCTCCACCGCCTCGCAGAAGTATAGAAAGCGGTTTCGCGCGGGCGCGGCGTAGCTCACCGGGTTATCCGGAGTCGACATCACCGGATAATCGAGCACGAGGTAATTGCACTGGGTAGCCGCGTTGAACGGCACGGGCACTTTCACGGTTCCGTCGGGCTGCACTTGGAACATAGTCGGCTCGTCCACCTTGCAACCCTCCAAGCCGTCGAAATAGGCATTCCGCGCTTCATCAGACTTCCAGTTGACTACGTTGTTGTAATCGGCGTCCCAGTTGACCGTGCATAGCTTTATTCGTGCGTTGTCCTCCCAGCGCGAATAGTCGAAGTTGTTTCGATATTTCCATACATCCACGTTTGATAAATGGGGAAATGCTGTGTCCCCCAAATGGGGAAAATCTCGCTCCATATATACCTCCTCGCCTTGAAAAAAAGAGGGCACCTTATCGAGTGCCCTCATGATAGCAGATCGCGAATGCGGCTTACTGCGCCGTGGTGGCTGTCTCCGTGCCATGGGAGTCGGTAGTTCCGCTCGCACCCTTGCCCATCCGCTTTGCCTTGGCGCTGGGCTTTACGGGGTCGGTCGCGGCGGTTGTCGGCGCGGTGATCGTCACCTTATGGCTCGACGTGTATTTGCTCGTGTTTTTGCTCGGGTTGATATACGCACTCGTGGCCGTCACCGTCACAACCGCGCCCGTCGGCATATCTTCTGCAATATGGAGTACCGCGAACTTATCGACGTAGGTTTTCATGGGGTCGATATCGATGGGCGAGCCGGGGGTGTCGGCAGCGGATTCGGCGGTTACCGCCGACACTTCGAACAGCGCCGCATCGGGTTCCACGGCGACGCCGTACCCGGCGGGGGACATGGTGCCCATCAGATTCACGGTCAGCTGAACATCGGTGCCCGCCTCGGCGGTGTTCGCGCCCGTCACTTCGATACCGGTTACCGACTGCGTGATCGTCGGAATGGTCGTACCCGTATTTCCAACCGTGAACAGGATTGCCGGAACGAACGGCGACGCGCTCACGATCTCCCAATGATGCAGGTAGTAGTTAGTCGCCAGCGTTTCCGCATTGTAGAATGAGGTGTTCTCATAGAGGGTGTCCTGCAAAATGAAGAAATCCTGGGTGGTCAGCATCGCGACCGTGTTAGGGATGGGGAACTCGTCCACGATGATCTGGCGCACGTTGACCTCGGCCAGCTCAACATGGAAGATGCTGGAGAGCACTTCGACGGACAGGGACGCGGCGACGGCGGGGGTCACGAGGAGTACCAGCTCCGAGGGCTTCGCGAACACGGGCACGGAGACGCTCGCCGCATTGTAACGGGCGCTAGGGAACTGGAGCATTCCCACCAGCGTTCGGACGGCGGTGAGGAACTCCTTGCCGGATGCCTCATCGCTCGGAACCTTGGAAAGCGGGTACTTGAAAAAGCCGTAGGCGTCCTCGTAGGTTGCCAGCATGTTCAGGGCGATGCGGTACTCGTCGTAATTATCCGAGTTAACCGGCGCTTGCATGATTCCCGCCACAAGACGGTTCAGGCCGTAATCGTCCAAAAATGCGTTCTTAAGCTCCGGAAGAACCACCGAAATCGGGTACTTGTCCTGACGGTTCTGGGTGTGGTAGGCCACATCGCCCTCGGGACGGTGCAAGCGCAGAAGCGACTCCACGTCATCATTGTAGGCGTGGGCCTTGACCCAGTTGAGTGCGATTTCCTGTACAGTGGTGCCGTAATTCAACTTTGCGCGCTTGAAGACGACCAGCGGGCTTGTCCATTCGAGATTTCGCGCATAGGTGTAGGCGATGCGGTTTACCAGCACATCCATGAACTGATTCAGGTACGCGTTGTTTCCGGGCTTGAAGAGCGCACGCCATGTCGCCTCCAAGCCGTTCACTGTCGGGTTCGGAACGCGCTGCTGGTAGTCGTTGCCCGCATCCAGCCAGATTTTCTCAGCGAGCACGGAATTAGTGAGTGCCATTCTTCATACCTCCTTAGATATTGAGCTCGTCGGCCAGATCATCCCAGTCGCGGGCTGTGATGTCGTCAATGTCATCGTCTTCGGTCTCGGGGGCGCGTTCGCCCTCCCCCTCGTCCGCGCCGTTGTCGCTCGCGATGCCCTGGATGGCGTCCAGACGGCGCATAACGGCATCGTTATGAGCGGCGAGCTGGGCGCTCAAATCCTCGATGCGCCCCACGATATCGCGGAACTCGCCGATGCGGTGATCTGCCTCGCCCTCATCGATGCCGCGCACGCGCTCGATATCGTCGCGCAGCTCCTCGTTTTCATCGTCCATGGGTTTTTCCTTTCGTTGCCGGGTATATACCTGCTGCGCATTATAGCACGTCGAAAAAAAGCGCCCACCCGCCGACATGATAGCGGCGAGGGGCGTCGGATAGGAGTGCCACAGCATCGGGGGCGCGCCTGAAAGCCGTACCCTGGGGCCGCCCGCGCGGGACGCTCTTCACGTCGGGTATCCGCGTTCGGGCTACTCGGCGACCGTCCCGCCGCGCCCTGGCGCGCCCATTATCTCACCGAAGGCCGTAAAGCGCAAGGCAGTCGGCCAGCGCTTGACGGGTGCCGTCCGAATCGCAGCGAACAAGCCCATACTGGTAGACTTCCAGAAGATAACGCATGGCCGACTCGTTTCGCCTGGCGAAAAGCGCGTTGAACTCGCCATCATCGTTTGTGAGAGCGTAGAGCGGGCTTGCGTCCCTGGGAAGTTTCGCGGTAACGTACAAATAACCCTCGCGCTCATCGCTCCACACGGCGAGGCGATGCCCGCGCCCCTTTATGGCGAACTCGAATTTGGCGCGCGAGGGCTTGCGTCCCACGAAAAGCCCCGTGGCGTCCTGGAAAACGTTGTCCATGGCACCGCCCGCGTCCTCTGCGAGCGACGCGAGCGCACCCGCCACCGTTTCCGTTCTGCGACGTCGGGTGTACTCGGTCGGCTCCACGTAATCGAGTAGCAAACGTTTGCCCAATTCTGGAATCTCGTACCATGTTTTTCCGAACTCGGGCGGTTTTCGTATTCCCATGATCGCGAAATAGGGATTTCGCATCGATAGCGCATTCGCCAACAGATACACGCGCGGCTCGTGCTTGCGCGGCACGCCCGGCACCTCTCGACTCACCGAATCGATCATCTGTGTCAGTACATAGTACTCATTGGGGAGGTATCGTTGAAAGCGGTTCATAGCACGATCTATGATAGCCTCATCGAGCATTATCCTGTACACGTCCGCGAAAGTGCGCTGTTTGAATTGCTGCATCTGCGAGAGCGCGCCGAAGTACCCTATAACTTGCCAATCGGGTTTCTCCCCTTCCGGCACCTTCTCGGCAATCCATGCGGCAGAAGTGTCAGTTTTAAATATATGCCCCGGAAATTCCACGTCCGGCCCCTGTTGCAGCTTGTCGAAATAACCGCTCGCCACAGGCGCGAGGTCGGTTTTGAAGCGCACCAGTTGGACGAATCGCGAACCGTCCTTGAGAAAATCGCGCACGAACTGGCGACGGAGCCCGTAGGTCTTCCCCGCATCGCGCGAGGCGCAAACCATGGTCATATATGCGTCTTTTGAAAATGTGTCCCCCCAGTCATAGAATTTACTCTCTGTCAATATAAGCACCTCTCTCGTTATGTCCCATAAATTTAACGGAATCATCGATATCGCGGCCGATCTCCCGCAAGTACTGAAGATTTTGCGCGTTTGAAATTTTCGACGTATCGCCGATGACGCGGGCCGACGGATAGAGCGCAATTGAGGCGGGCGCATCGACGTGCGCCGTCTCCCCGCGCCAGTCGGTCACGTCGCGCTGCACCCGGTCGGCGGGGTGCGGGTGCGTTCGTTCCAAATGGTAACATAAGTTGTAATCGATCACGGAATTGTACCCCAGAAGCGAAGAGGCCACTTCCTCGAAGCCCATACCCCGCGCCTCCATGTCGCGCGCCCAGTCCTCGGCGCTGTAGCAGTCGGCAGGTCGCGAAAGCCCCGCGCACGTTATATGGTAAGCGCCTGAGCCGTCGCGGTCTAACCGCGCCTTGTTCCACGCCTCCCAGTGCAGGGGGTAGCGATCCGCTCCCCCGCAGTCCTCGATAACGAACTCGCCGACACCGGAAAGCTCGCTTGAGAAGTGCGGAAAATTCCGTCGCACTCGTTCGCTTCCGCGCTCTATGGCGAGGCGCGCCGCAGTGTGGAGCGGAGCCAGCGCCTCTATGATATCCGTATTCGCCACATCCCCGTCGCAGGCCAGTTTGATCGAGTCGGTATCCCCTCCGCAGACCCGCGCGCGATCTCCCAGCGCTTCGTAGAGCAATTCGAGCGCGATAACGAGGTGCATACGCGAGCCTCCCACGATGCGGCTGCCGAAGTTGTACAGCACTTTCACAGTCTTCGGTTTCAGATCGTCGTAAGTTTCCAGACTGGCGACGGTCGCTCGGTCCACTTCTAAAGTCCCATCCGCAAGGCATCGATATGACGGTTTCATTATGTCCTGGGCCTGAGTGCCGTATATGCCGTTGAACATGCCTTTGACCGTCGAGCCGTAATAGGCCTTGAGAAACGCGGCCGAGGCGACGCCCGCCCTCACGTCATCGGCGATGGCCTCGGGCACCGTCGCCCCTATGGGGCGCTCGTATGGGACTCCCTCGGTGTAATGGTTCACGATCTCCTTCATAGCGTTCTTCGTCGCATAGAGGACGTGGGTCTGCAAAACGAGATAGTCCGGTGCCTTCACGTAGTTCTGCGAGTACTCGCCGCATATCACGCGCATATCGTCCCAGACATAGACGCGCGAGAGGTTCCATAGCTCGATTTCGATAAGATGCAGCGTCGCAGTCTCAGCGCTCAAAAGCTTGGAGAACGCGAAGCGCGCGCCCGTCGCAGAGTCCACCCACCCGCTCTGTCGCGCCGCCTCCTCGGCAATGGCCCCCGAAGCCGTCATGAAATCAACCTCGCCGACTTTCGAGGTGAATTTCCCTTGCGGTATGATGGCAATGCCCTCGCGCTCGAAGACGGTTCCGGGCTTCAATCTCAAATTATCGAAGCGTATGCGCGCATGGAGTGCGAAAGGAAACGGGCATTGATAGTTTCGCAGCACCTCCGCGCGGCTCGTCGCTAAAATGCGCTCAGCTACCCGCTGCAACGGTTCCACGGAGGCGGGAACGCGGAATCTCCGGGGAAGATAGCGCCCCGCTATGAACAGATGATGCATGCTCGTGACATCGAGGCTGGCGACATTGGTCTGAACCGTGTGCGCGAGATTCGCGGAGGTGAACGTGAGTCCGCCCCTGAAACACGCCTTGCGAAGCGCGTAAAGATAGAAGTTCGGTGCCCATTCGCGAATGCAGGTCATTTTGAAAGCGTCGAAGAGCGAATGACGTTGCCCGTTTGAGAACGATATGCGCTCGCGCCCTATAGTACGCTGCGCCATTTGGCGCACCAGAGAGGTTTTAGTGAGCACCGTTGACGCCAACATATCCGGCTCCAACCACTCGTTGGCCTCGATCAGGTAGCGCAGATACGCGGGAATCACCTGGACATCGCGTGCCGCATAGTGCATTTCATCGGCTGTGAGCGGCGTTTCCGGCGTTCTCGTCAGATTATAATCCCAGTCCCCTAATGCCTTGGCAAGGCCGCAGGTGCGCCCCATCGCGGCAAGTCCGCTCATTTCAAGATAATAGGTGTCCCAGAAGCGAAGACAAACGCCCCCCTCGAAGCAAAGATCGAGCGTGTAGACGTGGGTAGCCGATTGCGCGTTGACCTTTATATCGTACTGGCGCGCAAGATCGTGCATGATCGGCTGAAGATCGAACATGAGGTTATAAGCGCAGACCACCGGAACGACACCCGCCGAATAACCCCATTGCATGAGGTCGCCCAGCCATTCCAGCACATCGCCCGCATAGCGGTAATAGCGAATGTCGTCGGATATTTCGGCTTCGTAAACCGCAATATCGATGTCTCGAATATCGTTGCATATATAGAGGCAGGGGAACGCCACGGATCGAGCGCCGTCCTGAAGCGTCGTTGTCTCCGTGTCGTACACGCCCGCGACTTTGAAGGGCAGTCTACGCGACATGGTAGACGGGCACCGTGTAAGCTAGAAAATCGTTAGGGTAATTGCCGTCTGCTTCCACGCCATCGCCCATTGCGAGCTGAAGGGCGCTCGCGGCGTCCAAAGTGTCGGCGATATCGCCGGCACCCGTCAGACCCTTAGCGCGCCTTAGGGCCTCCTTGTTCTGTTTCATGACATTCTCGAAAATCGCTTGAAGGTCGTTCGTCCCGTAGTACCTCATGAGAGAGGCGTAACGGTCGCGACCCCGCCCCGCCCAGGCGTGTTTGGTGGCATTCCAAAAAAGTTGGATATTCTCCTTGGGAATGGTTCCCGCGCCGGAACTTCCCGCCTTCAGATTTGCGCGGAAAATTACGTTTCTGCGCTCTACGGCCGTGCTCCTTGCCGTGACGGTGTAACGGTTCAGGTTCGCAGCGGCGGCTTTCGCCTCGGTCACTTTCGCCTCGGAGGGCCGCGCCCCTTGGTAGCTTTCCTTAATCTGCTGCATGATCTGGCGACGATAGGCTGTCACTTGACGCGTTCGCTTCACCTTCCCGCTCTCTATATCGCGGTCGAGACGCGCCAGCGCCCGCTTCGCTCGACGTCGCGCATTGTAGATCTCGTCCGTTCTCGCTTCCTTCGCCGCATCGCGTCCGGCACGGGGGCGTCTGGCCATGATATCCTCCTATACAAAAAAGCGCCCCCGCCTTCTGGCGAGGGCGCACCTCATCGAGTGGCGTGTACCGCTTTAGAACTGGGGCACCAAGTTCTTAATGGTGTTTCCGTTCGGAAGATCCTTGGCAATGAACGCGCAATGAATGCAACCATCGGGAAGTGAGTTCTTGCCGAAGTCAGCGAACATGGCCGCGATTTCTCGCACCGAGGACGCCACGCCCTCCGACTGGCTCATGAGCACGGTTCCGTCCTTGAGAACCAGATAGGTGTCGGTGCATGGCGTGTTGGGCAAGCGTGGATCTCGGGACTTGCGAATACCGGGCTTGGTAACGCAGTCCACAATGTCGAGGGTTTCCCCTTCGTGGCCGTTGAGAGAGTCGGCGCTGTTCAGCGTCCTCAGAGTCGCCAACTTGCCCTCGTTGGTCGAAAGATCGAAGGTGTTCACGTCGCCCTGGATCGAGTTGCAGGCAGAAGCGGAAGATGCGAGCTCGGCGGGTTCGGCAACGTATGCGGTGATTTCCTGGGTCATTCCAGTTTCCTTTCTTGTTAGGCGGTAATGTCCGCGTGAATCATAAAATCTTCGAGCGTCATTGAGTAGTAATGGGTTTCAGTTTCGACATGATTAATTGTGATTGTCTCGTCTCCCAGTTCGCGCCGGAGCTTGCGCGTTGCCCTCTCCGGTGTGAAACGTCCAGGCAGTTCCTCGTAGACATCGAAGAACTCGCCATCCTTGAGCATCTGCCCCGAGCACCTTGAGAGGGCAATAGTTCGCCCTATGCGTTTTCTGTAGTCTATCTGAGCTTGTTTCATTCGAGTTTGTCACCTCCTTTTTTTCAGACAATGAGAAGGTTATCAGATTGCAAAATAATCTGCAATAGATTTTTCTATTATTTGTGTTTCATAAGTTCATTTACACGCTTCTGCACGACATCATAGGCGCTCCCGAGGTTTTCACGGCGCACGGCCCCATTTCCCCATTTGCCCGCGATAACCTCGCGCGCCACTCTGTCGATTCCCGTCCATTTGCCCGTTAGCCCACGGTTCACGATAAGCTGGACAACGGACGCGCGAGCGCCTAGTTTCCGCTTGCGCTCTTCCCCGTTGCCGTATTTTCCCGCGATGACCTCGCGCGCCAGATCATCGACAGTGGAAACGCCCCCGTGATTGCCAATCTCATAGCGCGAGTAATTCAAATCAACATTACCCTTTATACCGGGCACATTCCCGCGTTCCGAGTACTGCCACAACTGCCAGCCGTGCACTATCGGCTCGCTCTCAGACCAGCGCGCAACCCATTTCACATACCCGTCGACGTCGGGCAAATTTTCAAGCCACCATGCCTGACTCGCGTAGATTCCAGGAACGAACCCCGCGGCGCGGACGCGCGAGCAGAAGATAGTCGCGTACGTCTTGCTCACGTCCTCAGTCCCCGGCTCCTCGGTATCGAAAAATAGGGGGTAGGCCATATGGTCGCGGTAGGGATCGCAAAGCCCTATTGCGTGATCTGCCTCGCTCATGGCCTGGGCCGCGCCCTTCGCGTAACTGTAAAGATATGCGCCGAAGGGAATGCCGAGTCTCACGCACTCGTCGGCGTTGCGCTTAAATTGCGCGTCATCCTGGTCGCGAAAGTCAGACCCGAAACCGCATCGGATTATGGCATGGTACCCGGCCGCTTTCACTCGCTCCCAGTCGATAGTGCCGTTATGGTAACTTACGTCAATTACTTTTTGCATTCTGCTCATCATCCAAATCAATAACGGGCAATTCCTGAGTTTTCTGCTCATCATCCAAATCAATAACGGGCAATTCCTGAGTTTTCTGCTCATCATCCAAATCAATAACGGGCAATTCCTGAGTTTTCTGCTCGCTTATGTCGCGCTTGTCGAATATGTGAAGAAAAGAACTGTCTGCCAAATCAGGGTTCAGCAAAACAACGTTCTCAAGAATGCTTCCCACCTCGGTCACACATATCCATACGAAGGCCAGAGAGAAACAGGCATCGCCGTAGTAATATGGCAGATCATAATAGTTCAAAAGCGCTTGAATGATGATACACACGCCGAGCACGACGACATAGGCGAATTTGTGAACAAGCCCCTCCCTCATCTTGGTTGAAGAAAAACCCTCGCGCATAGTGTGTCCGATGGTTCCCACAATATAATCGAGGATGGTCAGCAGAAGAAGCAATAACATAGGTTCGAATGTCATAACGCCACCTCCTTGAACATAAACATAATCAAAGCGCCAGCGGCACAGAGGATGCCGATGACAATCCAACCCACGCAACCGTTACTATTGTCCATTTTTTCGCTACCTCCGTTTTCTCACGGGTTTAACCTTGCGGTTGTAGTCTAACATGTTACCAGTTCGAATACGGTATCGCAGCTCTTCCTGCTTGTATAGATCGTTCAGGGTGTCTAGCAGCTTTGTAATTTGCCAACAGAGCACGGCCACACAGATAATGAGCAGCAACAGGGCAATTTCAATCATATATATTGAGTCGGCCATTAGAGAACCTCCCGCAAAATGTCGTAGATTACCCGCGAATTTCTGAAATACTCGAAATATGCGACTCTCGTAGCATTCACTGTTATAGTGTATCTCATCGCAAACACACCTCCACATCGAAGTATTCCCCGCAACATGGGCATCGCAAAGAAACCAAATCGGTAACTACTCGCTCTTCTGTGGGAAGATTAACAGCCACCGCCTTCGGCCTAACGTACTTGCCCAAGGAGTTAACCCAAACTTGTCCGCCCTTTTTAATGGCGCGGGCCATGGTGGACTTGTTGCACCGTGCGAAAGCCGCCGCACTCGTAATCGAAGGGAACAGCTTGCCGTCAAGCAATACGCGTCTAGACATCGGCAGACCTCCTATAGACGGGCTTTCTGAAGTAGTCGCAAATACGCAAAAAGGGCACTTCCTCGCAGAAATGGGGTGTGTGCGAGTAGAGCGATATATGACCGTCGAGCTCGCGTGTGAACTTGTAATAATATCCTGCATTAATCATGCCTCGATCTTCTGCCAGGATGATATAATCGACATTCTTATTTTTTTGAAAGATCGTCATAGCGCGATCATAAGCCGCGAAAGTATCGAAATGGTAGCGCTGATGTTCTGCGAGCATTCCGCACCACAGCTCTTGATAATCTTCATGATCGTAATAGCATTCGTAATAACTTGGCATTTTTACTCCTATCAACTTCCATTTTTGCAACTTTTTTGTTGCATATGTAAACATATCGCACTATAATAGATTATGTCAAGATGGCAAAAACAGATAGGAGTTTTCAAATGACACTTGAGGATCTTATTTGCATGAAGCGCACCAGCTCGAAGATGATCGTAACTGAAATGAATGTCGAAACGTTAGAACAGAAGCGTATTTTCGAGGGATACGAGACGGATATCTGCGATCAGACAGAAGAGTTTGATGAATTCTATACAGCAAACAAATTTCGCACTGTCATCAATTTCGGAGCCGTCCTAGATCGAAACGGGCTCCCCGCTGTTAATATTCTAGTTTACGCTTAGAAGGTTCATACAAAAGCACTCCGACGAGTACAATGAACTGTTAATCACACTCCAAGTCTAACCC